TCAGTGAGGCCCAAAGCGGGCAGGGGATGATGGGCGCAGATTCGACGATTGCGGCCGGGATGCTCAGTCGCCTCGAAGATAGCGAGGCCAGGCGTCTAGGCGTTCGGGTTGCAGAGGCGCGGACCTCGATTGCGCGTCGCCTGCGAACCGGGGCCGGCACGTTACGCAACATCCGTCGCCAGCGCCGCAAGATCATTCCGGCTTGGCTCATGAACGCTATTCGGGGGGAATTAGTTCGAGTCCTAGAACAGCAAATGCGGCAGCTCGAGCATGAAATCCATCTCTATCGGCAGGCTAATGGCAGCCATCGCACGGACGATCTGGCTGCGATTGAAAGTCAGATGGCCTCGATCCGGGAAACGCTCAACGAGGCGTGATGATGATGGTCGAACAAACCGACAACATAGCAAGTCGCTTTTGTGACGAGGGAACAAAGGCTTACACCCTCCCGCAATTCCAAATGCGGGAACTCGTTTCTCGTTCCGCGACAGAATAACGCAAGAGGGGAGGGGATAGTGCTTGTTCATACGCCGATGACTGGTGCTGAACTGCGGGAGAATTATCGGGCTGCGCGGGAACGGATCGAACGCGCCGCCCAAAATCGACGGCTCGTAGTGGCGCCTGGGGCGCCCACAATCACGCCAATCCCGGCATCTCTGATCGGCGAGGACGCATATGCGCAGCTCCTAGGTGCCTGGGCGAATGACATTTCGATCGCTTGGCGGCCGAGCGGCCGGCGCGTCTGCGAAATTGTCTCCAAACATTTTGGGCTAAGCTGGCGGGAGATTATCGGCGAGAGCACTGCGCGCCACCTCGTCCGGCCGCGCCAGATCGTTATGTACATTTGCGTTCGCGGTTTCGGATATTCCCACACCCAGACCGGCCATTTTATCGGAAATCGCGATCACACAACCGTTGCCTACGGAGTGCGCTGCATAGTTACGCGCATGAATGGCAGCCCAGGATTCGCGGCTGAGATGACGAGCCTCATGCAGGCCTGCGGGTGCTGATAATGCGGCGCCCGCAAGATCACATCTAACGTTGGACGAGGGCCGCAGCATGAATCCTGGATGCGGATGGGACGAGGCGAAGATCGCGACGGCCTCGCGCATGTGGGCGGCCGGCTATTCATCCTCGCAGATCGGTGCCGAGCTTGGCATCACCCGCAACGCGGTCATGGGTAAGCTCAATCGCCTGGGGCTATCCGGCACCGTCCCGAAGGGAAACAAGGTTCCTCGGCCACGTCGAGCGTCTGGAGGAGCGGTCGGCGTGCAGCGTTCGCAAAGATTGAAGAATGCGCGGCGCCGCATGTTCGCTTGCGAATCAAACGAGCAGCCAGCGGATCAATCGGACTGCGCCGTTTCATTCATGGACGTACAACCGCACCAATGCCGCTACCCGATTGGGGAGCCGTCCGATCTTAATAGCTTCCGGTTTTGTGGGGCACAGAAGCTCGAGGAAGCGGGTAGTCCATACTGCCTCAGGCATACCCGACTTTGCTGGACACCCTACCAGATGCGCGCGGAGCGCCGCCCCGCATGAGCGAGCTGCAGAATCTCAGGGATCGAGTGGAGGAGCTTGAAGCGCTCATCGGCATGCGCCTCGCATTCGAGGATCATCGCCCGCTCGGGTTCAGCAAGAGAAGAGCCCAGATATTGGGTATCCTGCTCAACCGCGAAATTGCGACGCGGGATTTCATTTTCACCGCAGTGTGGGGCGGCGAGAGTAACGTTTGCGACAAGATCATCGACGTGCATGTGTCGAAGATTCGCAAGCGTCTCAAGATGTTTGGAGCCAATATCGAGAATATCCACAACGTCGGATATCGCATTCCCGAGGCCGACCGCAAGCGGCTAAAGGCCATGCTGGAGAATGCCGCATGACCGGTCGGAAGCCAATTTCGAAGAAAGCGCGCTTTGAGGTATTCAAGCGCGATGGCTTTACCTGTCAATATTGTGGGGCCACACCGCCCAACGTGCTGCTTGAGGTGGACCATATCACGCCTGTTTGCGAGGGCGGCGAGAACGGCGAGGGGAACCTCGTAACCGCTTGTTTCAACTGCAATCGCGGGAAAGCCGGAATCTCGCTTTCCGTCGTGCCGAAATCGTTGGCCGAGAAGGCGGCCGAGATTCAGGAGCGAGAGGCCCAGCTCGCCGGCTACCGCGAGATCGTGCAGGAACAAGTCGACCGCATTGAAACCGATATGTGGGTGGTGGCGGAGGTGCTTTTCCCCGGCTGTTCGGAAAAAGGCACCCGTCGCGACTATCTCCAATCAATCAAGACCTTCAACAAGAGACTGCCTCTTCATGAGGTCATAGACGCCGCGGAGATCGCGCGAGCCAAAATCTATTATTCGGACTTGCGGATGTTCAAATATTTTTGCGGCGTCTGCTGGAAAAAGCTGAAGGACTCCGAATGAGCCGAATTCGGACCATCAAGCCGGAATTTCCCCAATCCGAAACCGTCGGCAAACTGTCGCGTGACGCGCGATTGCTTTTCATCCAGCTTTGGACCATCGCGGACGATGACGGGAGGGCTCGCGCGGCCTCGCGAATGCTCGCGAGCCTTCTATACCCATACGATGATGATGCGCGCGACCTTATCGACGACTGGCTTGAGGAGCTTGAGGTCAAAGAGTGCATCCGGATTTACGAGGTCGAAGGATCAACATACCTCGAAATCGTTAATTGGTTGAAACACCAGAAGATTGACAGGCCATCGAAGTCTAAAATCCCCCCATTCGTCGAGGGATCGCGATCGCTCGCGAATGCTCGCGAGCCTTCGGCGACGGACCTAGTACCTAGTACCAAGGACCTAGTACCTAGTACCGACTCTCGTGCGGTCGCCAACGCGACGCGCACCGAATGCGAACAGCTTTTCGATGAATTTTGGAGGAAGAAGCCGGATCGGAAGGGTGCCAACCCAAAGACGCTGGCGCTGAAGCGCTTCCTGACGGCTGTCGCGACGGGTCGGAAATACGACATCGACCGAGAAACTGCTGCGGCGATCATCGCTGGTGCGGAACGCTGGTGCGTCGCCGAGCGGGAGAACGCCAAGATTGGAACCGAATTCGTGGCGCAGGCCGCGACGTGGCTCTCCCAACAGCGGTGGAAAGACTATCCCGTGCAGGCGCCCCCCAAGGGACCACCACCCGGCAAGCCGGGATCGGACGAACTTCGCGAAAAATATCGAAAGATTTTAGCCAATGAGCAGCAAGCAGCAGGAATTCGACTGGAGCAAGGCGCACCCGTGGATGCGGGCGGCCTACGACTTCGGGAAACTGAACGAGGGCTGGTTCGAGGTGAGGCCCAACAGCGAGGAGCACAAAGCTTGGGAAGCGTACTTTCGCGATCTGGGCTGGACGCCGCAAACCTTTCATCGCATGCGCAAAGAGCCGAATGCGAGGTGGACAGCGCCTTGCCAATGGCCGGAATGGCTGACCATCGACAAGAGCATTCTTGATCCCCCCAAGCCTCGGCTGCGGCTGGCCTCACAAGCTGAAATTTGATCATGGAGCCCCCATGCTCGCCCCACTCACCTCCACCGAGATGACCAAACTGATCACCCCGATCGTGCCGGCGAGCTTCCCGAGGGGGCTCGCTTGGTTTGTGGCATTCGTGTCGCCCTTGGAAATGCAGCGGTCAAAAGACCGGGAGGGTAATTTCTTCTTCCCGGTAGAGCGTCGAATCAACGAGGCCAGTTTCGAGACCTACGTTCCGATCGAGGTCAAAAAGGAATACAAGCGGGGGAAGCACTTGCGGCGGGAGCATCCGGTACTGGGGCCCTATGTGTTCGTGCGGTTTGAACCCTGCCGGGCGCGGGATCGGTCCGCCATCCTGAATACGGAGGGCGTCCATTCGCTTCTAGGCGCGATGGATGTTCCGCAGCGGGTGCCGGACGGGCTTATCCAGGCCCTCAGGCGTGCTGAGGAAGCCGGCCTATTCGGCGGGGAGGGGTTCAAGGCCGGGGATCGGGTGGAGATCCTTGACGATCGGTTCTCCGGCCTAATCGCCCGCGTCAAATCGGCCAGCAAGAAAAAGCGTGTTCAGCTCATACTCGCGGAATTGGGCACGATTGAGCTGGACGCGCATCAGGTGCGGAAAATATGACCGACATTTATGAACTGGCCGACCGCGAAGACCAGCAAAAGCTGATCCCGGTTCCGCGTTGGGCATTGCAAGAGGTCTTTGACCTTGCGCAAGCGAATGTCATGCGGACGCCGACACGCAATCCGCGGCGCCGTTCCGACATCGCCCGCGCTTTTCAGGCATTTCGTGACGCAATGGGAGATCAACCGTGATTTGGCTCATCGCGCTTATGGCCATCATTCTGGGCATGGTCATTGGTTTTAGCATATGCGCAGCCCTCGCCAGAAACGCCAAGCCGCCGTTGCCGTGGTGACTGTAACAATTCGTTACTTGCGCTGTACGCAAAACATGCTTACATTGCGGTCATCAGATAGGAGATGGCCATGCAGATCACCAATCAAGATCAATTCCGCCGCACGGTTCAGGCTCTCGCCGAGACCGACGCCCTGATCGCCAAAGAGCGGTCCTATCTCCCGAAGTTCCAGAAGGCCGATTATCTCGCTTTTCTTGAAGCGCATGCCGACAATCTCGGCGCGATGATCCGCCAATACCAAGCGTGAAGGGAGATGTCCATGAAGCCAACCTATGACGAACTGCTCGAAATGCTCGACAACGTGTCCGCCACTGCGGACAATATGCTGCACCACCACGCACAGGACATGAGTGCCAATGATTACCGGCACCGATCGCGCACTATCGAGGCCGCGCGGACGGTTTGCGAGTCGCTTCTGCGAGTGAATGAGAAGGATGCGGAATTGGTTGATTTGGCGCGCAACGTAGCCGCGTTTGATGATCGGCTACTGGTTAGTTCCGATCTTAGGTTGTTCCGTGCGACGCTCAGCGAGTTCCGCGATCAAGCCCGCGCGGCCCTCGACGGAGCCGCAGTGTGACCGCCGACGAGGTAAGGGCTATGCTCAAAGCGGCGTGTGAGGAAGCCGGCAGCGTCCGCGAATGGGCGCGCCGGCATGACCTATCGGCCGCCTACGTCAGCGACGTGACCCTTGGGCGGCGAGAGCCCGGCCCGGCAATTTGCGAGGCATTTGGTTTGCGGCGCGAAAAGAAGGTCATCGTTACATACAAAAGGGCCAAGAAATGACGGGCATGATCGCGCGACGATTGGCGATAGCGGAAGCCCTGCAGAACGCCATGCCCGGCCTCGCTAATCCCGAGGCTTGGCCGTGGTTGACCATGGCGGATGCGGCGCTTTAGGCCGTCCACCTCGATTGGACGTGCGCGGCGCGGCCATGGGAAAAGAGAGATCCGCCGCAGGAATGCAATTGGCCGTGTTGCGGCTGCGATCCTTACGCGAGCGAAGTCATTGCTGCGCTGCAAGAGCATGGGGCAATCAAGGAATGACTGACACAGAGACGATTGATCGGCTTTTTCTTGAGCTATCGCAATTCACGCGAGCTAAGACGGCGCGCGACATTCGCCACGAGCAAGTAATCGCGCGCGTCACTAAGGGATTGAATGATATAGTGGAAATCGCGCAAGAGGCGGATGTTCCCGCCTATGCTAGGCTGGAAAACATTTCCGCGACGGCGCTTCGGCTGCTTGGCTTCATTGAAGCTCCGGTTAAGGTGCGGATCGAGGGATAAAATTCCCCTTGCTTCTGTTCCGAAAATCAATATCTTGTGTCGCCAGCCGCTTCGCCATTCTTGGGGTTGACCCGCGGGCACCCTGGCAATCGGCCGCTCCGGCGATACAAAGTCCGGGCTACTCGCACGCTGCGATACCGCCGCGTCCGACTGGAAAATACGCCCAAAATTCAGAGTTCAAGATGAACGCCTTTATCCGAGAAGAGGACATGAAGGCGGCCCGCAAGTGGATGCGGGACAACCTACGCAATTCGCCCGAGGTTGAAAGGCGCATTCAAGAGGAATTTGACCGCGTTTTTCCGCCACCCATCGAGCCGACGCCAGCGCAATAGGGCGCATCAGGGCGTAGCTCAGTTGGCAGAGTACCGGACTTGGAATCCGGGGGTTGCAGGTTCGAGGCCTGCCGCCCTGACCAATTTCAGCAGAGTGGAGCATTGGCAGCTCGGCTGGCTCATAACCAGCAGGTAGCCCGTTCGATTCGGGCCTCTGCAACCAAACTGCAGGCGGGCACGGAACCGGACGCGATCCGGCAGTGACCCGCGCGGGGAGCACAAAAGGCCCCCGCAAATCACCCTAAGCGCCGTCCCTTCACCCCCCGCCCCACACCCAAAGGGACAGAGCGCTTTTGCTGGCGGGACTTGTCGGTCCCCTCCCGCTACGGGTCCCGCCAGCCTCCTTTCCCTCACGAGGCGCCATGTCAAAACCCCGTGGTCGCCCATCCACTTTCTCGCAAAAGACGGCAGACCTGATCTGTGCTCGTATCTCAAATGGCGAGTCTCTCCGCAGCATTTGCGAGGGAGACGGTATGCCGACGCGATCGACCGTGCACCTTTGGGTGTTGAAACATAAGGACTTCTCGGACCAATACGCGAGAGCGCGTGAACTCCAGATGGAGGTCTGGTCTGAGGAGATCATCGAGATCGCGGACGATGCAGCGTCCGACAAGTTTACGGATGCAAATGGCAACGAGCGCGTCGACAACGAGCACATCAACCGCTCTCGGCTTCGGGTGGACACCCGAAAGTGGCTGATGTCCAAGCTGGCGCCTAAGAAGTATGGCGACAAAGTCGATTTGCGCCATGCCGGCGAGGGCGGCGGGCCTCTGAAAATCGAAATCGTGAGGTTCGCCGATGTCAAAGCCGGGTGAACAGACCTTCAAGAAGGCAACCCACGAGGAAGCCGAGTATTCCGAACAGCCCGGCGCGAAGGGCGAAATGTGCATTTCATGCCGCTGGTTCCAGCCGGGGCAGCATCGGAAAGAGCCGCACTGCGTTCGGGTCGAGGACCCTATCCGCAGCTTTGGCTACTGCAAGAAGTATTTCACCGAGCAGGCCTATCGGTATTCGTGAAAAAAATGAAGGAGCGCCCAGTTCCCGACCTGCTTGCGGACCTGCGTAAGACGACAGCAGCCGAGCACGAGGTCGCACTACTGGAATTTCTCGAGCTACCTGAGCACGAGCAAAGGGAATTTCTGTTCAGGGCCCTTGTCCGTATCACCCAGTGGGTGAGTCTGCTTAAGCAGCGACAAGGTTCGGCATAGGCGGGTGCCGTCACCCTCCCGCCAAACAGCGCCGGCCGCGCCGGTAATCCAAATCCAATGGAGAAACCCATGAAGATCACGCCCCGCGTGATGCTTGCGGCCGTCCTCGTCGCCGCCATCGGTATCCCGTCCGCCATCGCGGCCGGGCTGTTCTCGACCCTGCCGATCGTCGGCTCGGCGTCGTTCTGTGCCTCGACCGTCACCGGCACCGGTGGCCTCGGCGGCATCACCGGCCAGGGTCAGGGCTCGACCGGCTCGATCTGTGGCCAGACCGTTCCGGCAGGACCGTCGTTCCTGACCGGCCAGGAAATGATCCCGGCCGATACGCAGCTCGGCGGCGGTGCCTCGCCGCAGACCGTTCGCATCCCGGTCACGCTCTTGGGCAACTACGGCGGCACGCCGCGCAACTACCTCGACAACGCTGCGCTCAACATCACGGCGATCAACGGCACCGCCACAGTGACAGGCGCCACCACGTCGGCGCTCGCCGTGACCAATATGTCGGCGGATCGCTGGGCGCTCGACACCAACGTCGGTTCGGGCGCGGGCCGCAGTGCGATCGTCACCTCGTCCCCGTCCCCGCCGACCGGCTTCACCAACGTGATGAAGGTGTTTCGGACCTCGGGCGCGCTCACCCAGCCGGTGTGCGTGCATCAGGAGATCCCGTCGGCGATCGCGACGCAGCTCGCCGGCCAGACCGTCACGTTCAGCGCGTGGCTCGACGCGCTTGCGGGCCTTGCGGCCGACAACAACAACATCGTGAATATGGTGGTCTATACCGGGACCGGCACGGATCAGGGCTTCGGCTCGTGGACGGCATCACCGGCGATCACGCCTGCTTGGACCGGTATCGCAACTGCGGTCAACCAGGCACTCACGATCACGACCACGTTCACGCGCTACTCGGTTTCGGCGTCGATCCCGTCGACCGCGACTGAGGTGGGCGTGGCGATCTGCTTCACCCCAACCGCGACTGGTGCGGGTGCGACTGACGGCTTCGCCTGGACCGGCGCGCAGCTCGAGATCGGGGCCGCAGCCTCGAACTTCGAGGTGATCCGCAAGCAGGATGACCTCAACCGTGCCCAGCAGTTCTTCTATGCGATCTCGGAGACGGCCGGGCCGACGCCGCGCGGTACCTGCCACTTCACGACCGCGAACACCGCATGCCAGTGGGATATCGTGTTCCCGCAGCCGATGTATCTCGCCCCGACCTTCACGTTCGCGGCGGGCTTTGCGGTGCCGACGACCACGGCGGAAACCGCGCTGACGGCGTGCACGGCGCTCGCGGCCGATGCGACGGCGGGCACGATCGTGGCTGTTGCCGGCATGACGCACATGATGGCGCAGTGCACCTCGGGCGGCACGACCGCAGCGGTTGGCCTGAGCGCTACGGTCTTCGACAACGGCGGCTCGGGCAAGTTCACCGCCTGGGCCGGCATGTGATGTCGGGTCAGACCAAGGTCGGGAACCTCGCGACCGCGTTCCCGATCGCCAAGGCCGTGGGCGCCCTTCACTCGGTGCCCACGGGGACCGCCGCGGCGGCGCCCGCTGTCGCGGTCCCGCCGCCATCGCCGCTGGCGATCAACGGCAAGACCGTGATCATCGACGTTCGGACCATGTCGGGCTCGGACATCGTCAATCTGCTCAATGGAATCCCGGGGATCACGGCCTCGATCGACGGCTCGAGCCGCCTCGTCGTCGCCGGCATCACCATGATCGACGGCAATCCCAATCTGCGGGCGCTGCTCGGCATCTGAATCCACCCACAATCGAACGGAGAACCACCATGGCTGACGATATCGGCTCGGTGCGCGGCGTGACCGGCACCTCGATGAACCTCAACACGCAGCCCGGAGAGGGCACGCAGAAGCCATCCACGAGCGCCGGCACGGCCAATCCGGGTAACACCAAGCCGCCCAAGCCGGCGGAAAAGCCGGTGCCGATGCCGAAGTGAATCTCGTGTCAGGAAGCGCGACCATGAAACGATTGCTGACGGCGGTCTTTCTGGCCGCGCTTTCCATTTGTGGGCAGGCGCATGCACAGGGTGTCACCCGCGTGTGCGTCCAATCGATCGGTGCCAACGGATCGAACAACTGCCCGGACGTATCAGGCGTCAATCCGCTGCCAGTGATGATCGCGCCGACGGGATCGACTTCAATCACAGGTGTTGGCGCCGGCTCGACGGGCGCGGTCGTCGCAACGCTCGCGGCGAGCGCCAATAGGACAACGTTCATCTGTGGATTTGACGTGAGCGCGATCGGCGGCACGGCGGCGATCGGGCCGATTGTGGTAGCGGGCCTTTCGGGCGGCAATTCGTTTACCTATCAGATGTCCTCGACGGCCGCAGGCACGACGCTGTCGCGCACGTTCACGCCGTGCATCGCTGGCAATGCGATCAACACTGCCATCACGGTCACGACCACAGCGGACGGGACGGCCACGGCGGTCGACGTGAATGCTTGGGGATTTCAGCAGTGAATGCGCATTCAGCTCCCCAACGGCTGGAAGCCGCGACCCTATCAGCTCAAAGCATGGTCCTACCTCGAGAATGGGGGAAAGCGGGCCTGCCTGATCTGGTCGCGCCGCATTGGCAAGGACGACGTTGCTCTGAACTGGGCGGCCGTTGCAGCTCATGAGCGGGTCGCTGAATACTGGCACATGCTCCCGGAGGCGGCGCAGGCCCGCAAAGCGATCTGGGATGCGGTCAACCCGCATACCGGTCGACGGCGTATAGACCAGGCGTTCCCGCTCGAACTTCGCGAGAAGACCCGCGAAGACGAGATGATGATCAGGCTCAAGAACGGCTCCCTTTGGAGAGTCGTTGGATCAGACAACTATCAATCGCTCCTTGGCTCGACGCCGGCTGGCGTTGTTTTCTCGGAGTGGGCGCTTGCCAATCCCCAATCATGGGCGTTCCTGCGGCCTATCCTCACTGAAAATAAGGGATGGGTGATCTTCATCACGACGCCGCGTGGTGACAACCACGCGGCTGGAACATTGAAGCTGGCGAAGGCCGATCCTAACTGGTTCTGGCAAATCATCACGGCGCAGGACAGCGGCGTCTTTTCGCGTGAGGATCTTGAGCGCGAGCTTCGCGAGTACCAATCTGAATATGGTCTAGAGGAAGGAAAGGCTCTATTCGAACAGGAGTATTGCTGTTCCTTCAGTGAGCCGATGATCGGGTCTTATTATGGTCCGTATCTCACGAGAATGGCGCAGGAAGGTCGCATTGTTCAGAATATCCCGATCGACCGCGGCGCGCTTGTTCACACGGCATGGGACCTCGGCCGATCAGACTCCACGGCCATCTGGTTCATTCAGCGGGTCGGGCTGCAGACGCGATTGATCGACTATCACGAGGCGTCAGGCATCGGCCTGACGGAATACGCCGCGATCCTCGATGACCGGCGCGCGAAATATCGCTGGGTTTACGGCAAGCACTACTTCCCGCACGACATGGCGCAGCATGAATGGGGCAACAAGCTTTCGCGCGTCGACACTGCCAAGCAGCTCGGCTACCAGCCGATCATCGTCGATCAGCACCACGACATGGACGGCGTGAATGCGGTTCGTCGTCTACTTGACACGGCCTATATCGATGAAACGCGCTGCGAACGCGGCCTGAATGCGCTTCGCAACTTCCGCCGCCAGTGGGACGAAAAGCGCAAGGTGTTCCACGATAAGTATTTGCATGACTGGGCCTCGCATGGAGCGAAGGCCCTGGAGACATACGCGATGGGCTTCCGCGATCCGAAGGTGAAGCCGGACAAGCCGCCGGTGGCGCCAGCGCTGCCGTCATTTGCGGCGATGCCGCACAATCGCGGGACGGCATGGATGGGGCGGCGGTGAGCGCATGGTGGGCATTGCTGATTCCCATTGTCGGCGCGCTGGCGACATTTGCGCTCGATCTTCTGGCACGTCGGCGCGCGAGGAACCGCTCGCGATAATCTCTGCGCGTCGGATATCGGGCAACTGATCCGTGGTCGCTCTCATCACCCCCGCCGACGATCGCAACCTCAAAGGCGATCTCACGATCCTCACTGAGGCCGCCGAACGCTTCCAGGCCTGCAAGGACTGGCAGGGCGTGCAGGATGAGCGCATTCGCGAGGATATCAAGTTCGCAAACGGGGATGCTCGCAACACTTGGCAGTGGGATAAGTCGATCTATGACTCGCGCACCGGCGAGGAAAGCAATCTTCCGTGCCTGACGATCAACAACACGCGGGTTCACAACGACATCATCATCAACTCGTTGTCGAAGAACGGTTATGGCATCAAGGTCCGGCCGATCGGCGGCAAGGCGAGTTACAAATCAGCCGAGGTGATGCAAAGCCTGATCCGGCGCATCGAGTACATCTCGAAAGCGACGGCCGCCTACCGCAAGGTGCGTGAGCAACAGGTCGATGGAGGTATCGGCTATATCCTCATCGAGACGGCTTACATCTCGGAACGCTCACACGACCAGGATATCTTCCTCAAGGCCTCGCGTGATCCGACCGGCGTCTATCTCGATCCATGGATCAGAGAGACCGATGGCTCGGACGCAAATTTCGGCTTCGTGTTCGAGAAGATTCCGCGCAAGGAATTCAACCGGAAATACAAGAAATGGGCCGATAAGGTCGGCTCTGCGCCGATCGACAGCGGCGTCTTTCAATCATGGATCACCGACAAGGAGATCATGGTCGCGAAGTATTACCGCAAGGAAGGCAGTGAGGACACGCTCGTTTCGTGGACCGACCGCGAAGGTAACAACTTCGACAAGCTCGAGTCGGAAATCAGGGAAGAAAGCGGCGATGAGATCTGCGACGCGCTGCTCGCAGACATCGAGAATGGCGAAATCGACGGTCGCACGCGCTCGGTTACCAACAACAAGGTGAAATGGTTCCTGATCGCTGGCGACAAAATCATTCAGCGCGGAGACTGGGCCGGCAAGTACATTCCGATCTGCCGCTGTGTCGGCCGCGAGCTCGTGATCGACAATACCCTCGACCTCAAGGGACACACCCGCGCGCTGATCGACGGCAACCGCATGCTCAATTACGGCTCCTCGGTTGCGGTCCAGGTTGTTGCGTTCCAGACGAAATCGCAGTGGCTCGCGCCAGCCCGTGCGATCGAAGGGCAGGAAGGCTGGAAGGACGGCAACATCAACGACCTCGCGGTAGCGACCTACAACGACATAGACGACGAGGCGCAGAGCCCGGAACTGGCGAAGATCGCGCCGCCGCAGCGTATCGAGCCGCCCCAGCCCGCCGCGGGATGGATCAAGGTTGCCGAGGACGCCGAGCGCCACATGATGATGGCCTCGGGCCAGTTCCAGGCGCAGATGGGCGAGAACGACACTCAATCGGCCGCCTCGGGCAAGGCGATCAACGAGAGGAAAGAGCAGGGTGACACCGCAACATATCATTTCGTCGAGCACAACTCCGACATGCTGCGATTCATTGGTGTGCAGCTCCTTGATCTGATCCCGAAGATTTACGATACAAAGCGGGCACTCCAAATCGAGGACGAGGACGGCGAGCGGCGCTGGATCAGCATCGTTCCGGACCAGGCCGAGGCGCTTCAGCACCTCCAGCACGAAAAGGAAGATCAGGAGGCCGTTCAACTGGCCTTCAACCCCTCCATCGGCGAATACGAGTGCATTTCCGATCCCGGCCCTGACTACGCAACGCAGCGGCAGGAAGCCGTCAACGCGCTGAGCCAGATCTTCGCTGCGCAAAAGGAAGCCATCCTGATCGGCGCCGATCTGTTCTTCAACTACTCGGACTTTCCCGGTGCTGACAAGTTGCGCGAGCGGTTCGAGAAGGAGATCAGGGCGACCAAGCCGTACCTGTTCGATCAGGGGCCGCCGCCGGCCGTCACCGAGCTTCAACAGCAGCTTGCCCGGTTCCAGGAATTGAACAAGGAGCTGATGCAGAAGCTCGCCGAGAAGCAGATCACGATCCGTGGCCGCGACGAACGGCGTGACATCGAGTCCTTCAATGCGGATACCAAGCGGCTTGAGGCCATGGTCAATGCCATTGCCAAGATTGCGCTGACCCCGCAGCAGCGCGCGCAAATGGATCATGAGATCGAGCAGCGTGCACATGAGCACGTCTATTCGACGATCGAGAGCGCCAACGAGGCGATCATTGGCCAGATGACGAATCCGGATGGGACGCAGGACCAGAATGGCAACGGCGCTCCTGCGCCGAATGGTCAGGCGCCGATCGAGGGTGCGCGGCAGGCGCCGGACGGGAACTGGTACGTTCCCGATACGACGCGGCCGGGAAAATACATGATGGTGGTCTCCTGATGGCAAACGCGCTGCAGGCTTCGGATGATAATCCGCTGATTGCGGCGCCTGCACTGCGCTCGCCCTATTGGCTCGCGCAGCGCGGTATCGACACGGGGCCGGCAATCTCGCCGCAGTGGAGTGCGGAACCGGGGCCGCTCGCGTGGGGCGCGACCGGACTCGCGGGGGCACCAGCGCTCCTACTGAACGATGCCGCTACTTCGCTCGGGAACGCCATCTGGGATGTCGCAAACACCAATCCGATCGACCCGGCGACGGGTAGGTTCAGACTTCAGGCGATCGAGGACGCGACGAATATCGCGGGGCTGGCGACCGCCTCGCCGCTTGCCGGTGCGCGCGGGGCGGCAACGCTCGGCTCCGGCGCGGTGCGGAGCGCGCGGGTTGCACAAGCGGCAGCGTTGCCAATGGATGAGGCCGCACGATTGGCGCGCGCGCAAGCGATGGGTTTTCGCAGCGACATGCCGCTCGGCTTCGCCGTGGCGCCGGCCGACGAGAAGATCGCGACCGCGGCCCTCAACGTCAACGGCCGCATCTACACCGGCCCGTCCCATATGGACGCGATGATGGCCGCCGAGCGCATTGAAAAGATGCCCCTCGACGAAATGCGCCAAGGTCCGATTCTCGATGGGTTCGTGACCAATACGGGGCGTTTCGTGAGCCGGTGGGAGGCCGCCGACATCGCGGCGCGGGCGAAGCAGGGGACACCGAGCGGCGCGTTCGGCGCCACGCGCGGACTCGCCTCCGAAAACACCAAGCAGGTTGCGCCGTTCACCGAGTGGGCGACGAACGATGCGGCTGGGCAGGCATCTCTCGCGCGCCAGATACAGCAGCGCTCGGGGACGCCGACAGGTCCAGATATCGCGGCCACAGCGCCGGGATTGCCGGGAGGGCACGGCATATGGGGCGATCTGGGAACGGCGGGTAATCCACAGCTATGGCATCGGACTGAGCGGCCGGCAGTTGTCGATGCTCAGGGGCTGCAGGACTCGGAAATTCAGGCGAGGTTGAAGGACGCATGGGATCGCGGCCACGATGCTGTGATGGTCAAGAATTATACCCGACCGGGCGGTCAAAAACCAGAGCCGGTTATCGTCGTGCGCGATCCCAACCAAATTCGCAGCCCGTCCGCGGCTTTCGATCCGGAGCTGAAAACAAGCCGAAATCTGCTCGCCGGGCTTGCCGGGCTGGTGATGATGCCAGTTGGCGCGCAACTGCTCGCTCCGGTCGACCACGATCCGTTCCAGGAGCAAGGAGACTGAAGTCATGGCGAAGAAGTCGAAAAAGGAACTCAAGGGATTTGAAGAGGGAGGCAAATTCCATCCCATCCGATCATCTTCGGGCTACTCGCCAAAGAAGGCGGGCGACAGCAAGAAATCTGGGAAAAAGCGCTAAGGCGCCCCCCGGCTGCACAATGATCAGCCTCATGCGCATCGACCATGACCCCTTCGGCGAGAAGAAGGACATCATGATCATCCGCCATGGCTCGACCGCGCTCAATGCGGGCAGCGGCGGCAAGGATCGCATCCGCGGCTGGCGCGACGTGCCGCTCTCGCCCAAGGGCGAGCAGGAGATCAAGGCGACCGCCGAGAAGCTCGCGGACAGCGGCCTGCAGGTGCTCGTGCATTCCGATCTATCGCGGGCGGCAAAGACCGCACAAGCCGTTTCACGCACCACGGGCGCGACCTCGATCCCGTCGCCGGCACTGCGGCCATGGAACGTCGGGCACTTCACGGGCCGCGAATCCGACGTCGTCACGCCGAAGCTGCGCGACTTCGTCTGCCGCGATCCCGACGAGCCGATCCCGGGCGGGGAGGCGTTCAATACGTTCAAGGAGCGGGTCTTCACGGGCGTGCGCCAGGCGCTGCAGATCGCCGGCAATGCCTCGCTTGCGCTCGTCACCCATCACCGGGTCGACCGCCTTCTCGCCGCATGGGAGAAGGCGGGTCAGAGCCCCGACCTCGAGATCGACCCCAACGTGATGTTCACGCACGGCGAACCGCCGGCTAGTTTTCGGACGATGGTGGTAAACCTCAAGGCTCTAACCGGGCGAGGCGCGCAGCTCGTACCAGTCGACCATGATCCTTTCGCGGGCGTGCACGTATGATCGCCGCAGTCGAGACCGCCGATGAATTGCGGGTGCTCGCAACCGACGCCAAGAGCCTGCCGTCGGCAGATCGGCTGCTGATCACGCGAGCCGCCGACGAGCTTGAAGCGGCCGGGCGCGGGCTTCTCGCGGCACGCACCGAGCTTGCCGAGTCGATCGCGCGCCGCATGGCGTTGGTCGAGCGCGTTGCCGAAGCCGAGCATGCGGCACGGAGAGTGCATCTCAGCCCGTGGCATCTTTACTGGAGCGGCGCGTCATGGCGATCGTGATCAATGGCGAGACGATTGATAAGGATGAGGCGCAAAAGCTCTTGCGCATGATCTACAAGGATGCGGAGAAGGTTGCGGGCGAATTCCACAACATGAACCGGTCGGCGAAATTTCGCGCCAATTGGCCGAACGAATATCTATATGCTGAGGCCAACTGGAAATCGTTCGTCGGCGCCGTGCGGCAGATGTACGCACAGCGTCTTGGCGATCCCAAGACGCCCCCGGCTGAGGCGCGGATGATGCACCTTGCCTTGGTGCTTGAGCGCGAGATCGCCAAAGGTGGCGAGGCCGATACGCGGCTCCAGCTCACGCCCGGCACGCAACAGTTCGAGGGCGACAAGCGCGAGAACGTCTCGATCATCGAGAAGTTCGGCAAGCGCTCGAACACCTTCAAGGACCTCCTTCTCTCCTCCGCTAACAAGAACACCTATCATTGAGGTAATCCATGGACCCTGTCGTTGATTCTGCGGCCCCCGATCCTGCGCCTGATGCGGTTGTCGCCAATGTCGATCCGGTTGCGGTGCCACCGGCAGCCGATCCGTTGCCGACCGATGCGGCTCCAACCCCTCCCAAGAAGGAGCCGCCCCCGAAGTGGATGCTCGACCGGGTCGCCGAAGAGACCGGCAAGCGTCGCGCCGTCGAGGGCAAGGTTGCCGAACTCAGCGACGAGGTCGCAACCCTCCGTAGACAATTGGAGGCCGCTCGTGGTGGACAGCCCCCGGCCCAGCAGCCCGCCACGCCTGCTCAGCAGGCGGCCGTCAGTCAGGCACAGATCGACCAGGCAATCGAACAGCGCGCCGACGCCAAGCTGATGCAGCAGGCCCGCGGCGAGATCGTTCGGGCCGGACATGCCGAATTCGGGCCCCAGCAGTTCGATCAGGCCTGCAACATCCTCGCCGCCCTCGATTGCGTCAACGACGGCTTCATTGCCGACGTGCTGGCGGTCGACCGCACGAACGCGCACAAGCTGCTTACGACGCTTGCAATGCAGCCTGAGACGGCAGGGCGCCTCTCTCAGCTCGATTCCCGCGCCCGTATCGCCGAACTCACGAGGTTGTCCATGACCGCAAAGCCCGCTGCGGCTCCCGCGGCACCCGCTCCGGCCGCTCGCGCCGTGTCCCGTGCCCCGGCCCCGCCGCCGCCGGTCCAGCCGAGCGCATCGAAAGAGCCGCCGCCTTGGTATTCGGACGAGGCCAGCGACGCCGATTTCGACAAGGGCTTCTTCGATCCGGCGCGCTTGGCGAAGCGTCGCGGGCTTGGACGCTGATGCGCGAGACGGTTGAGATAAGCTCGCGCGCCGATTTCGTCCCAGAACCGGCATGGCTTAATAGCGTCCCGGATATCCGTTCTTCTAGCAAGCGCGCGTTGGATGAGATGTGGGAAAGAGAAGCCGAAGAAGGCTTCTCATTACCGCGGCGCAAACGGATTGCAATGTTTTTTCGTAGGCTCCGGGATTGCCTGCGTGGAAAGCCGCGCACTCTCGGAAAATACGATTGGGCTTAGGACGTAAGCGGCCCGTCCCCGCCGCGCCGGGCGTATCCCGGCAGGGCTCACGCGGTCTAGCCCCCGCCCGACTTGCGCGGTCAGCAAGGTACCACCCGAAACCCTGTCCTAGCTCGGGAACTAGGCATCACCGCGGCGCGCTTCGCCGCCCCAAAACCCATGCGCCTTGGAGATGGCGCACGAATTCTCAGGAGCCATCCCGATGGCCAATAATATCCTCACGCCGAGCATGATCACTCGGTACTCGATCCGCATGTTTCTGAATACCAACTACTTCATTCAGAACATCTCGCGTCAGTTCGAAAGCCAATTCGGCATCGAGGGCGCAAGGATCGGTGCACAGCTTCGCATTCGCCTGCCCAATCAGTACACCGTGACCGATGGTCCGGCGGCCTCCATCCAGGACACGACCGAGCAGCAGTTCCTGCTCACGGTCGCGACACAGCGCCATGTCGACGTGGCATTCACGTCGGCGGAAACCACCCTCGATGTCGACGACTACATGGAGCGCATCGTTCTTCCCCGCGTCAATGCGCTCGCGGCCAACGTTGCGATCCAGATCATGGCGAACACGGCGCCCGTCGTTCGCAACATCACGGCGAATGTCGACGCCAACAACAACATCCAGCCCGTGACGGATGCCCCGTTCGCGCTCGCCCGTGCGATCCTCGAGGAAAACTCGGCGCCGAACTTCGGCGAAATGGGCATGCGCAAGGTGGTGTTGGCGCCACGTTCCGACACCCGCGTTCAGCTCGCGCTCCGCGGCCTGCTCAACCCGGTCGACAGCATCAGCCGTCAGTACAACACTGGCATGATGTACGAGGCGCTGCAGTTCCGCTGGTTCGAGGACCAGAGCGTTGTCTCGCACACGACCGGAACGCTGACTACCGCGACCGTCAATGGTGCGAACCAGACCGGCAACACGCTTGTCGTCAACGCGCTCGGTGGCACGCTCAATGCCGGTGACGTGATCACGATCGCGGGCGTCAACGCGGTCAATCGCCTCAACTATCAGAGCTTGGGTACACTCGCCCAGTTCGTGGTGACAGCGGCTGCCGCAGCCGGCGCTACCTCGATCTCGGTTTACCCGGCGATCATCCCGCCGCTCAACAACAACCCGTATGCGGGTCTGCCCTATACGCCGCAGCAGTATCAGACCGTCACGGCCTCACCGGCGAACAATGCCACGATCACGCCGTTCGCGAACGCGAGCGTGACCTACCGGCAGAACCTCGCCTATGCGCCGGACGCCATCACTATGGTGGTCGCCCCGCTGTGGATCCCGCCGAACGAGAAGGGCGTCATCGCGGCGGCGCGGCACTACTACGATCAGCTCTCGATGCGATCACTCGTGTGTTACGAGCCGACAACCGACCAGCCGATCGACCGTCTCGACATCCTATTCGGCTCGGGCGTGCCGCGGCCGGAGTGGATCTCAAGCGTGGCGGACTCGACGCCGTAATCCCTGACCCGCCAGTCGCGGCCTCTCGGGGCTAGGGTCGCCCGCACTCCCCGCAAACACGCTCGTGCTCCGGAGCGATTGTGCGGCATCAGGGCATTTACGGAAAGCACGGGAAGAAAGCACGCGACGCGCATGGACTCGGAATGAGCCGAGAGATGCGCGCCGCGTGTCGGGCAATGTCAACTCGAAACGAGGAATGTCAATGAGCGAAGATCACCAGGAATTCCCGAAATGGGTCGCGCCGCATGAAAGCTGGATTTCCCGTCAGGGTGACCACCTTTCGGTGCTGGGGAAATTCGAGTCCCACGTCGACCGGGACCGCAACGTCACAGTGCTTTGTCACGATGCCGACGACGAGCATCTTGCGACTTCGCCCCGCGAGGAGCCGAAGGCGGAAGACCCGTCCGATCCGAGCGCGGAGGGCTGATCCGTGAATTTCGTTCTTCCCCCTCGGTCGCAAGTTGGCGTGCTCGACCCGGAGATTTCCGGGGAGGGCATGAAGGTCATCATGAGTGATGGCGAACAGGCGCTTGCCAATGTGTTGCCGGCAAAGCCTGTTTTTCCCGATCTCAGCGGCGTCAAATCACTCGCGCGCTACTTCAACAGGCGCAGTCATCCGGTATTTCCGGCGTGGCTCTATCACCCGAAGGAACGCGATCGTCTCGTCAAGAACGAGGACGAGGCGGCGGCACTTGGCGTTCGTTTCCGGCCAACCACTGCGGATGAGCGGGCGCGGTATGGCGTCAATCACGTCTGGGATTGGGAGGAAGGCTCCCTGTGGCGGCCGACCCCGCAGCGGGAACGGGTTTTCGACCCGACCAACCCGGCGAATGGCGGCAAGAACTTCGCCCCGCCCCCGACCAGTCAGATGGCCACCCAGAGCGCGATGATCGCTGAGCTTATTCCGGCCGTTGCCGGCGCGGTTGCACGCGAGCTGCAAGCCAAGGGGCCGACCGCGCCTCCTGGCGTCGCTGATAAGGATTGGCAGGAATTCCTGCAGTTCAAGGCTTGGCAGAAGACTGCGCAGGCCGTGGACGCCGTCGCGCAGGAAGCTCCGGTCAATGCGCTTACAGCGGAAGCGCCGACCGACGACGAGGAGCGCGCGTCGTGGATCAGCGAGGCCGAGCGCAAGGGCATCAAGATCGACAAGCGTTGGGGAACCCAGCGCATCAAGGATGAAGTCCTGAAGGCGGCATGAACCGATGGCCGAGCCCGGCGATCCGCTGCCGCCTGAGGAACCTGCGACTCCGGTCGACACCTGCGGTCAGTTGCTCACAAACGCCCTCGTCGATTCCGGCGTTCTAGGAATCGACGAGGCGCCCGAGCAAGCGCAGATCAATCGGGCGTTAACGCAGGTCAATTGGCTCCTTGCTCAGTGGGCGCGTAAGCGCTGGCTCGTCTATCGGATTCAGGACTACTCGTTCGTCTCGACGGGAGCGCAGAGCTATCAAGTCGGTCTGAAAGCGACCGTCGACATAAATCCGCGGCCGGACCGGCTCGAGTATGCGTTCCTGCGCTTCTTGAATCAGTCCAACCCCGGCAACTTGATGCCAGACATTCCGATCGAGATCGTCCAATCGCACGAGGATTACGCGCGTATTCCGGTGAAGGGTGTCGGCACGCTGCCTTGGCGCATCTTCTATGATCCGGTGTGGCCGATCGGCTTGCTGTTTCCGTGGCCGGTGCCGCAGGCGACCATTTACGAAATCCACGTCGGCTTCAAGGTCGTTCTGCCGCGCTTCACGTCGGTGCAGCAGAAAATCAACCTGCCGCCAGAGTATGAGGCCGCTCTCAATTGGTGCCTCGCACGACGATTGCGCGCGTCCTACCAGATGCCGGCCGATCCCGAGGTCAACCAGTTCGCACGGGACGCGCTCAACACGATCCGACTCGCAAATACCGCAGTTGGCCGTCTGCGGCTTCCCTCGTTCTTGCGCGGGCGCAACCGCGCCTATTCGTATCAGTCAGATGATGTCGGCCGCTGAAGGAGATCGACCATGAAGAAGTTTTTTGCTGCCCTTATTCTTGCCGGGCTTGCTGCCACAGCGGCCCTTGCCGGCGTCGGCACTGCTCCCACCCCGGGGCAGGGTCCGTCGATGCCCGACGGCACATGGCTCCTTGGCGTGGCCAACGGCCAGAATGCCTCCTATCAGAGCGGCATCACGGCCGCCGGCACCACGCAGGCGACTGCAACGCAGTTGCCTGCCGCCATCACCCTCATCGAGGTCGACACAGTCGCGGCCTCGACGGGGGTAAACCTCGTCACTGCGCAGGCCGGTATCGAGATTTCCATCTACAACAACGGCGCCAACACGCTGACTGTCTATCCAGCGGTTGCCAACAATCCGGTAACGGCCGCACAGGATACGATCAACAACTCGACCAGCACAACCATCACGTCGCATTCTTCCCTGTATTGCTTCGTGGCCAAGGTCGGCATCTGGGCCTGCAAGTGATCGTATGCGGGCGCGGGTTCTTTACGGATGGGCCCGGATCGGCGGCTTTGCGCTTTCGCATCTGCCGCCCGATGTCTCGCATATTCCGCCATTGATCTTCGACAGCATCGAAGCCGCCGAGGAATACGTGATCAAGCTCAATGAATCGCGACGCCGAAGGGTCGAAGTGATCTGGAGCGGCTCGGCTCTGGCTGAGGTGCAGCGACTAGAAATGCTGCGAGCACAAGAGCAGGCGCAATGGTTGCCATCCCGCTGACAAGCGGCGCCTACTCGGCCGAAAGCTATATCGCCTCGGCGCAGAGGTGCATCAATCTATATCCGGAAATGAACCCGGCCAACATCAAGCCGGCGGCGCCAGTTACGCACTATCCGCGTCCGGGGCTGTCTCTCCTTGCTGTGGCTCCCGCACCCGCTCCGGGCCGTGGCCTCTATGGCGCGACCAATGGCGATCTCTACGCGGTCATCGGGCAAAACCTCTACTACATATCGCCGGATTGGGTTTTCACGCTCCTCGGAGCCCTGCAGACGCAAGGGCCGTCCCCTGTCTATATGGCCGACAACGGCACGAGCGTGATGGTGGTTGACGGAAGTTCGCAGGGCTATACGATCGCATTGCCGGGGCGCGGTGCGGCACAATTTGCGCAGATCGGCGATCCTAATTTCGTCGGAGCAGATGCCGTCGACTTCCTCGACGGTTTTCTCGTTTATAATATTCCCGGAACCAATACGTGGGGCTCGACGCTCGCGCAGCAAGTCGCATTCAATGCGCTCTATCTCGGAAAAAAAACCGCATGGCCCGACAACATCCTGCGCATCGTCACGGTTGAACGAGAGGTCTATATCTTCGGTCCGAAGAAAAGCGAGGTATGGTTCAATTCGGGGACCGTGCCGTTTCCGTTTCAGATTCTCCCCGGCGTCATCATCGAGCAGGGCTGTGCCGCGAAGTATTCGCCCGCGAAGATGGACACGAGCGTTTATTGGCTCTCGCAATCGCCTGAAGGCGATCGTATGGTGATGCGGGCCGGAAATCAAAACGTAGCTCAGCGCATCTCGACGCATGCGATCGAGGCCGAGTTCAGGAAATACGCTCGGATCGACGATGCGATCGGCGCTGTCTACCAGACAGAGGGTCACTCGTTCTACAAATTGCACTTTCCGACCGCCGACAAGACGTGGGGATTCGACCAGGCAACGGAGCAGTGGCACGAGGACAACTGGTTCGACCCGAACGGGGTGCCGCATCGAGCGCGCAATACGTTCTGCGCCTTCGCCTACGGCAAGAATGTCGCGCTCGATTTCGCCAATGGCAATCTCTACGCCATCGATCCGAATGCTTTCACGGATAACGGTGCGCCGATTCCGTGGATCAGGTCGTTTCCGCATTCGCTCGACGAGATGAAGCGGATCAGTTATCCGGCGATCATCGCCGATGTGGAGACGGGAACGCATCCGGGAACGGGAGAGAATGGGCAGTTCGTCGGGCCATGGAGCGCCGGGTTTTCGTCGGGTTTTGGCCCCGTCACTGGCATTCCGGCGCCCACGGTGTCGCTGCGGCTCTCGCGTGACGGCGGCAACAAGTTCGGCAACAACCGGCTCAAGGCGGGCATTTCCAGCGGGCGCTATCGCCGCGTCATGCGCTGGCGCGCAGGCGGTCTCGCCCGCGATATGGTGATCGAACTTTCCTCGACCGCCGAGATGTGCTCTGCGCTCAATGGCGCCTATGTCGATCCGGTGGTGGGCACCGCTTAGCCCATGGGCCTGCTGGTCTATCCCAAGCAGATGCCGACGCCGCAATTGCCGATCGCGGCGAAAAGCGGAGCCCCGGCGAATGATTGGTACTATCTCCTGCTTGCGCTGTTCAATCGCACCGGTCAGGGCGACGGCGCCCCAAATATTCAACCAAATCTCACCGCGGTTGTCGCGCCGGCAACGCTCCCGCTCATTGCTGGCGATTGGAACATCTTCACCACGGTGCCGAATGGCGGCGCGGCACAAATTCCCCCGCTCGCCGCCGGAGCTGATTTCCTCGTTTTCAATCTCGGGGCGAATTCGCTCGCGGTAACGCCGCAGGCGACGGACACGATCGACGCGCTCGCAAAGGGTGCGGCCTACAATCTCGCGGCTGGCAAAATGCAGTGGTTTCGATGCACGGCACCCGGACAGATATTGTCGATGCAGCTCGGCTAGATCGGCCGCATATCTGGCGCGAGACCGACGCCGCAAAGTTCAACGCGATCTTGAACGATGCGGAGGTCTTTCCGCTGATCTCGGTGCCGGCCGATGCTGGCAAGCCGTTCGATTGCACTGAGATCGTCGCCAACACGGCTAATGTGCTGCTGATGACCGAGGGCGGCGGCATCATGTTCGTGCAGCAGGGCGGCGGCGTCTACGAATTCCATACGAGCTTCCTCGCGTCATCCCGAGGACGCCACGCGATCGAGGCGGCGCGGGCGGCCCGACGCTGGATGTTCACCCGTACCGATGCAATGACGCTGCGGACGAAGGTTCCGGCGTTCAACCGGGCGGCCGCGCTCGCAGTGCGGCGGGTCGGCTTCAAATGCGAGTTCGTGCGGGTCGGAACGTGGCCGACACAGCACGGCGATGTCGATGTCGAGCACTACGCCATGCACTATCCGCAATGGCTGTGGCTAGAGGAAGGCTTGCAATCGGCCGGCGAGCGCTTCCACGCCCGGCTAGACGCAGAGTATGAGCGTCACGGCCGCGCGCCCCATGCGCATTCTGACGACAAGGCGCATGACGTGATCGCCGGTGCTTGCGTCGAGATGATCCGAGGCGGACAGATCGACAAGGCCATCAACCTCTACAACCACATGGCGGTGTTTGCGGGCTTCGGGCTGATCGCGCTCGTCAATCGGGATCCCGTCATTGTCGACATCGGAGAGGCCGTATTGATGCTCGACGGCGACGATTTCAAGGTGCTGAAATGCCGAAGATGAAAAAGCCGGAGCATACGGTGGCCGGAAATGGGATTCTCAAGATAATTGGGGGAAATCCTTGCCCTTCACGGCTGCCATAAGCGCGGGCATCGGCGCTGCCGGCTCGATTGCGGGCTCGGCGATTCAGGCGAGTGCCGCAAGCAAGGCGGCCCAACAGCAGGCGCAGCTCGGACAAAGCGCGCTCGCTCAACAAAACGCGCTCTTTCAGCAGGGATTCGGCCTTGTGAAGCCGTTCGCGGATTATGGCCTCCAGCTTGGACAGACGGCCGGCAATACGTTGCAGGGCCTGCTTACGCCTGGACCAAATCAGACCGCGATCCTCTCGCAATTGCCAGGTTTCCAGTTCGCGCAGGATTGGGGAAATAAGGCGGTGATGAACAACGCCTCGACGCTCGGCTTTGGCGGCAACACGCTCACGGCTGCGTCGAATTTTGCAACTGGTCAGGCGCAACAGAGTTTCGGCCAGCTCGCCGGACTCCTACAGAACCTCACACAGACCGGATTGTCGACCGGAGCTGGTGCGGCTGCGTCCGCATTCGGCAATGCCACGCAAACCGGCGCCAACATGGCGAACACCTATACCGGAATCGGTAATGCTCTCGCGTCGGGCACGCTCGGGTCGGCGAATGCGATTGCGGGCGGCCTCTCAGGCGCGGCGGGATCTGCATCGAATGCGTTGCTGTTGAGCAAGCTCTTCGGCGGTAATGCGCTAAATCCAGCGGCGAATTCGAACATCCCTGGCATCTATTCCGGGACCGAGGGGGCGGCAGCCTGATGGCCAATCCCCTCCAGCGCGGAAACGTACCACCCCCGCCGCCCGACCTTGCCGAGCGGGGCGCGCAGCCGCAGAGCCCCATGGGGCCGATGCCGTCGAATCCGATGATGGTGGGCGCATCTCTACAGCCCAACCCTGCTGCCGCGCCGCAGGCTCCCGTTGCGCCAGCCCCGACGCACTCCCAGACCGTAGCGGGTCTGCGTCACTTCGGTGCATTGCTCGGCGAGCTTGAAACGCTTCGCGCCAATCCCAATCTCGGCAAGGCCGACATCAAGAAAGACATCATCGAGGGCGTGACTAAGCTCGTTGCCGATCAGTTCATGACCGCCGACAAGGCGGTTGCCGAGCTTGGGACGGTACCGGAGCGACCTTACGAACAAAAGATGTGGGTGATGAACCATCTCGCCAACGTCATGCGCGCGGCGGCCGGCATGCTCGATCATCATCGAGCGGCATTCCCGGGGTCGCTCGATTACGCGCAAGAAAGCGCGATGGCGGCTGACCCGAATAATCATTCGGCCGACATGGATGGGCTGATGGGTCACTATCAGCAGCAGACGGTGCACTGATGCCCGATCCCTCCTCGCTCTATCCGCAACCGCCAGCGCCGGGCGGTGGCAGCCTGCTCGCGCAGAATCCGCTGCAGCTCGTCGGCGCGATCGGTGCGCTCAATCAGAACGCGCTGTTCCAGCAGGAATTCGCGGCGCGCAAGGCGGTCGGCGAGGCCTACCAGAGCGCGATCGACCCGCGCACCGGGCAGATCGACACGCCGACGCTGATGCGCGAAATCCAGGCGCGGCCGGCAGCATCGTTCCTTGCCGGCGACGCGGCGGCGGGCGCACTCGCGCGGCAGGGCCAGCAGATTTCGAACGCGACGGGCGCATTCAACCTGCGCGCGGCGCAAAATCAGTTCCTCACGACCGCGATCTCGACGCTCGCGAACAAGGATCAGGTGACGCCTGACGATGTGAACAGCTTCATCGCGACGGCGGCGCGCAACACGCAGATTCCGAGCGACATGCTGCTCAATTGGCAGCGCATCCTCTTGGCTGACCCGAAGAACATCAAGGCGAAGTTGCCGACGATCGCGAACCTCGCGCTCGGTAATGCCTCGCTCGAGCCGGGCGCCACGATCGGCTACACGCAGCAGGGCGCGCCGATCGCGGGCACGCGCGGGCAGGCGATCAACGCCGCGACCGCGCCGGCCGCAGGCGCGCCCCAGCCCATTGTTCCGGGCGCGGCGGCGGCCCCGGGCCCGCAGGCGGGCATTGCGGCACCGCCACCCGGTCAGGTCGAGGCGGCGACGCGCATCGGCGCGGCGAGTGCGGACGCTTCGAACGTCCTGCGCGCGGCCGCGGACTCATCGATGGTCCGCAAAGGCATGCTCGGCAATCTCGAGGACGATCTGCAGAACTTCACCTCGGGCCCCGGCGCCGATTGGACCAAGTTCGCGAAGGCGTGGGTCAACCGCAATATCCCGCTGCCGGCGGGCTGGCAGTTCGACCCGAAATCGATCGCCAGCCAAGAGCAGTTCATGAAGCAGGCGGTGCAGCTCGTGCAGTCGCAATTTGCGACGATCGGGGGCACCGGCACGGACGCCAAGTTCAATTCGGCCTATGAGACGAGCCCTACCGACGCGCTCTCGCCACTCGGCAACCGCGGCATCATCCGGCTGCTCAAGGGCAACGAGGACGCGATCCAGGCGAAGCAGCGGGCTTGGCTCAACTGGCGCCATCAGTTCGGCCCGCAGACTTACGACGAGTTCTCCCAGGACTTCAACTCGCGCTTCGACCCGCGCACATTCCAGTTCAAGTATCTCACCCCGCAGGAGCGGCAGAGCTACATCGATCACATGGACCCGCGCGACCGACAGCAGTTCATCAATGCCCTGACCAATGCGCATAAGCAGGGCTGGATCAGGTTCGAGGATCGGTGATGGCCGATACCGTCACTCCGACGCCGCCGACGCAAGATCAGATTGACCAAGTGCTCGCCGGCTATGGCATCGGCCCCGGGGCGCCGCGTGTCGTCGCGCCGGCAACGAGCGATGATGCTGCGGAGGTGATGCAGCGTTACGGTGTCACGCTCAAACCGAGCCCGCCATCGGCAACGAGTGCCGATCGTGCGGCGGCGCAACACGGGATCGTCGTACCGAGCACCGAGGTAGTGCATCCCAACCTGAAAATCGGCGGGCAGCCCGGCGAATATTTCCCGCCCGCGACCGTGCGCGCGGGACTGAATCGTGGGCTTGGGGCGCAATTCGTGGGAGGCATGCCGATCGCGGGCCCTGCCGTAAATCTGTTCTCGGCAGCGGTGCCGGGCGCAACATCGTCGGCACCTACCTTCGGCCAGCGCTTCTATGATCAGCAGCAAGCCGATCGGGCCTATGCACAGCTTCACCCATTGCTTTCGACCGGCGCGAATGTTGCCGGTAGTCTCGTCGGCTATGGCGGGATCGCGCGCGCGGCTCCCGGCTTGCTCGGCATGTCCGGTCCGACAGTTGGCGCGCGTGTGTGGCAGGGTATCTTTGGCGGCGGTGCGCTCAATGCAGTCGATGCGGCGATGCGCGGCGAGAACCCCATCGCACCGGCGATTATCGGCGGGGCATCTGGCGGGGTGGCGCCATTCGTCGGGGCGGGCGCGGAGGGCGCCGTCAACCTTGCGGCGCGCAGCGCCGTGCCGCGGCCGGGGCCGCTCGCCAACGTTCCGCGTGCTGGCATGGATATTCTCTATCGGGGCCTGGAGGGTGAGACGCCGGCCTCGATCGTGGCGGCCACGCAGCGCATGGGGCCGCGCGGTTTTCTCGCCGATATCAATCCGCAGATGACGGACATTGCGGGAGCGATCTCGGATATGCCGATCCCGGCGCGCGCGACGATCCAGGACGCCTATCGGATGCGGCAGGCCGGGCAGGGCGGCGCAATCGATCAGGCGTTGACCAAGGCAACGCAGATTCCGGGCGGCATCAATATCCGCCAGTATGCCGATTGGCTTGACCAGCAGCGCTCGGCGGCGGCGGCGCCGCTTTACGATCAGTTTCGCAGCATGACGGTCACGCCGACCGACCGGCTCACGAACAACATCATCCCGCGGCTACAGAAGGCGGGCGCCTTCGACGAGGCCGAGCGCCTTGCCGGCATCACCGGAGAGACCTCGCCGCAGTCGGAATTGGCGACCCGCAATCTCGATAGCCAGATCGCGCAGGCGTTCAAGGACGACGATCAGGCGCGCGTCGCGCAGCTCATCCAGCGCAAAAACGAGTTGATCGCCGATAGCATGACGCCGGCCAAATACGATCTCGTGAAGCGCGGTCTCGACAGCAAAATTGAGCAGGCCTACAGTGCTGGCAATAAGACCGTCGCCTCCCGACTCGTGCAGTTGAAGAACGATCTCGTCGGCGAGATCGGGCAGACCAATGCCGGGCAGGTCTGGAATCAGGCGCGGCAGGCCTTTGCCGAGCGCAGCAACGTGATCGACCAGCTCGAGGCCGGGTACAATTCTCCGCTCGGCGGGCGCTCGGCGCAGAGCGTCGATGAATTCCGCGAGGAATGGGATGGTCTCACGGGCCCCGAGCGCATCGCCCGCATGATGGGCTGGCGCAAGATGATCGCCGAGACGATGGGCGAGGGCGGCAATTCGGCCGGCATAACTCGCGGAAAGCTGCTATCGCCGAATAATCAGGCAAAGATGCGAATCATGTTCGGCGACCAGGCGGCCGACGAGCTGATCGGGACGCTGCGCTCCGAGGGGGAGTTCGCCGATCGCCTTCCCGCGATCGTGCCCAACTGGAACACGGGCGCGAGCGGACAGACGCGGGCACAGCGCGCTCAACTCTTCGCCCCGCAGGAAAACGCCCTATCGCATTGGATGCCGGGACTCGATCTCACCAATCCGCTGCGCGTGATTCCGCAGGCCTTGCGGCCTGGCACCGTCGCACAGGACTTCGCGACCGCACGCGCCGGGCGCATTCCGCCCTCACTAGTTCCGATCCTGCTCACGCCGCAGGCACAAGTACCCGATGTGGCGAATGCAATCCTGCAGGAAGGACGACGGCTCGCGAGCGTCAATCGGGCCGTGTCGCAATACGTGGCGCGGCCGGGTCAGTTCGCTATTGCGGGTCCGGGTCAGGCGGAATACCGCCGTCGCTACGAGCTCGCCCAGCCTCTCGAGCCTGTATCCAGCGGGCCCTGAACGCTTCCCAAGCGACGATCTGCTCCCCGAAGTTCTTCGCGGCGAGATAGTCCGGATCGTTTGCCTGACACCATTTCCACGCCCGCCATTCGGCGCGGTATTCCAAGTATCCCCTGATCACATTGCGCCCGAACCGGTTCTGCAGGCCCCGATAGGCGCCATGCAGAGCCGAAATCGCGGCTGTGATCAGAATGCTGGTCAGAATCGGATGAGCCATATGCAACGGTTCTTCGCCGCGGCCATTCTATTGCTGCTCGCCTGCCTCGGCCAAGCCCAGGCGGCGGCTACATTGCTCCCCCCCGGGGAGCAGTGTTTCGCGGCCAATTCGCCCACCAGCGGGGGCACTCTTGGCCCCATTACGGTTTTCGGGGCGATCTCGGGCGGGGCAAGTTACGTCAATGGCACCTATACCAACGTCCCGTTGACCGGCGGATCGGGCTTCGGCGCACAGGCTACCATCACGGTCACGCTCGGTTCGGTGTCGAGCGTTGCACTCACAAACCCCGGGTCCCATTACGCGGCCGGGGACACGCTCAGTGCCACTACGGCGTCCATTGGCGGGGGTTCCGGGGCGGGCTTCTCGGTGCCCGTCAACTCCGTTTCGACGACAGGCACCGGCTTTATCGGGCTTCTCGGCACCATTACGGCGGGGACTGGAGGGACATCCGGCACCTATGCCAACGTGACCCTGACCGGAGGACAGGGCTCGGGAGCAACTGCAAATATCACGGTATCCGGTGGCGGTGTCACGGCGGTGTCGATCCTCAATCCGGGATCGGGCTATGTGGTCGGCGACACGCTGACGGCCGCCTCGGGATCGATCGGCAACGTGTCCGGTTTTACCGTCCCGGTCGCGTCGGTCGCGATCAACAACAGCCTCGCGGGCGGCTCGGTCACATTCTATATCCCGGGCACGACCACGCTCAAATCGACTTGGTTCAACGCCGACCAGGCGGCCAATCACCTCAACCCGAATCCGGTCCCGCTCGACGCCAACGGCTGCGCCGTCATCTATGGGACGGGGAGCTACCGCCAGATCCTCAAGGACTCGGTCGGCAATACGATCTGGGATCAGACGACGACCGACACCAGCGCGGGCGCCTCGACCTTCTGGGCCGGCACTGCGGGCGGCACGCCGAACGCAATCACCATCGTCGATGCGGGATTCAATGGCACCGATGGATCGATCGTCGGTTTCACGGCGATTGCGAGCAACACCGGCCCTGTCACGCTCAATCCGTCCGGCTTCGGGAATATCGCGGTCCTGAAAGATACGACGGCGGGTCCGGTCGCGCTCACGGGTGCGCCCTCCGAAATCACCCAGTCCAATCCGGTATGGGTGTCCTTTCGCGCGAGCGACAACTCGTTTCACCTGATCAATACGGTGATCGCATCGGCGTCGGGCGCAACTGCGCCTCTATGCGGGGCTGTTGGACTCAAGATCACCAACAGCGTCGGCACGCCAAACACGATCCTGACCATCACGGCGAGCCAAGCCTTGATGCAGACGAATGCGGGGCTCGTGATCAACCGGTCGAACGTCTCACAGAACATCAACATCACGCTCGGCACTTCGACCGCAACTGCAGGCGGAATGGATGGTGAATCGACCGGCACCAATCAGTGGCTCTATATCTGGCTCATCGATAATGGCGCGGCGCCAGCAGGACTCGCATCCACGTCGTCAACGGCGCCGACAATGCCGAGCGGTTACACCTACAAGTGCCGACTTGGAGCAATGGCGGTTGATGGGAGCAGCAACCTCTTCCGCACGATACAAACCGGCGCTCTGGCGCAGTACCAGCTTGTGGCTTCCTCCAATACGACGCTTCCATGCGTTATCTTCCATGGATCGGCCGGCACTTTTTCGTTTACGTCGCCTACGCTTGCGGCTGAGCAGGTCACAGGAAATGGATTTTGCGCCCCGCCGACCGCAACGGCCGGATGGTTTCTCGTCACCGATACATATCAGGGAAATGCCGCCTGCAACGTCATGGCTGCACCGAGCACGAGCTGGGGTGGAACCAACAACGGTCCGAATGGAACAAATGGTTTGATTTGGCCTCTTTTCGTCAATGCAAGCGACAACAACGTTCGCAATCAGCAGGCCATTATGAACCTAGAGAGCAACTCCATCGGCTATGCCGGTGGTGGGGCAGGATGTGCCGTAGAGTTGCAGGGTTGGAAGGACGCCGTCAATGCGAACTAAGACGGGATTCCATTGGCTTGGCGCGGGCGGAATGATCCGTGTTGCTTTGCTGTTGGCGCTGTCTGCACTCGTGCCATTTGCGGCGAGCGCGCAGCAGCCATTTCCGAAGGCGACGCTCAACACTCAGATCACGCAGGATTTCCCCGACAACACATCGAACCTGATCGTGCCGTCTATCCTGCGTGGATTCCTCAACAATGCGGTGACATCGTTCCAGCAATATGCCGGCGTCAATGCGCAGGTCGGAACGAGCTACACGATCCAGGCGAGCGATTACGGGCAACTCGTCACGTTCAACAACGCTGGCGCTGTTGCGGTCACGTTGCCGCAGACGGTAAACGGCGGGGCCGGGGCTGCGAGCTCGTTCTATCCGTTCAATTTCTACATAAAAAATATTGGGGTCGGCATCGTCACGATCACGCCACAGGGCGGTTCTCTGATCAATGGCGCGGCTAATTTTGCGGTGGGCCAGGGCGTCGGCGTTTTTATTATTTCGGATGGAACAAACTACCAGGTTTGGAGCGGCGCCGTTTCTGGTGGAGGAACAAATATTTTTGCGGTCGATGTCTACATGGGCTCTGGTCGCCCGTGGTGTGATGTGCGTGCGCATGGTGCTTTGGGAAACGGCGTAGCCGACGATACGGCGGCGATCAACGCATGTAAGACGACGCTCGCGGCGCTCGGCGGGGGTGATATCTTTCTGCCGCCGGGAGAATATTGCACATTCTCGGGCATCAACCTGAATTCTACCAACCTCGTCTTGGTTGGATCGGGCGGTGATGGCACCATTGTTACGGGAGGATTCGCACGCGGTGCGTCATCGTTGGATGCCTGCGGGCACGACGTGACGGTTCTGCAACTATCGTCAACGCGCGTTGGGTTTCGACATCTGCATGTTAATGGCGGCGGCGTCATCGCGGGTGTTGCGACAGTGCACTCGACCGTTGTGGTGAACAACGGATGTGCGGTGTGCTTCGCTGATTTTTCGATGATGACTGGAGGTTATCAAAATCTAGTTGTGTCTGGTCAGGACTTTGTTTCCATAGACAGTCAGGCAGGATACGCTTACGGTCCGACCAACATAAGCCTGATCGGCGCATCTTCCAATAGCTGGCACATCCGCAGCAAATATGACCAAAACGCCGTATCGGGATGCACGCTTGCGCAAGCAACAGTGTCCCCAAGCGCATGGGTCGCCAATCATGTCTACGCTACCTGCGCGGTCGTAACAGTCACGGCGAACGCAATTTCCTACGTTTTGCAGGCTAGGGTCGGCGGCACGAGCGGAAATGGCAGCAGCCCAGGGATTGCTAATTACGGCACCGACATCCCCGACAACACGGTGACGTGGCAACTCCTGCGGCCCGCAACATACTCTATGGTCGTATTCGACACGGGGGTCGCTGCGGCAAATCTGTTTCAGGTCGACATGACCGGCCCCAGCTCGGCGGTTGTGGCGATACAGAATTCTCAGGCCGGGACGGCGCCCACGGGCATGCACATCCTCCACAGCTACATCAACGGCGGCCTCAATCAAGGCGTCCTCGCCATCGCGGGCGGCTATTTGGACATTGTGGATTCGCAGATTTGCTGCGGTGGCGGATCGGGGCTGACGTTTTCTACGTCGTTCACCGGCGATGTCTCGTTGAACAACGACCAGATCCTATCCAATGCCGCGGATGGCGTGGACATCAGCTCCGGGTCAAATTACATCGTGCATGGCAGCACTATCGCCGGAAATGGCGGCATCGGCGTAAACGTCGGCAACAGCCGCTCCGTGTTTGCCATATCCAATAACTCGTTCTTCTCGAATGCGTTTGGGTCCAACACCGGCAACGCCGTGACGATAGGGACAGGGGCGACACAATGTACCGTTACCGATAATGTCGGGAACGGGGCGGTTTATTCGGTTGGAGCATGCTACACCAATAATCTGGTCCAATCGGCAGTTAACTCTCTTGGCGCCGATGTACTTCTTAACAACACGGGTACGTATTTCGACGGCCCGAGCGCTGCTCAGGGAACGGTGGGAACGTGGCAGGCTAATGGCACAGTTACTTTGACTGACACGGCTGGTGGGGCTACTTTCGACTGCAAACTGTGGGACGGTACGACCGTTATCTCGTCGGGGCAGGTTGGGGCATTTGGTGCAGCAAATTCCTTCTACTCAATTAGTCTGTCTGGAGTTTTGGCAAATCCTGCAGCTAATATCAGGATAAGCTGCAAGGACGTGACATCTGTCAGCGGAAAAATCCTGTTCAACGCGAGCGGCAACTCCAAGGACAGCACGATTACGGCGATAAGGATCAACTAGGTTGACAACAGTCCCGGCCGATCAGTCCTTGCCGTAGATCGGGTCTCCCTGGGGATAATGTTCCGCTGACTTGACAGCATTGAGGATAGCGAGCGCCTCGCGCTTCCTGATTTCCGCAATCCGTCCTTCCGAAACGCCATACGCGATTGCGTTCCGGCGGAAGTCGGCGAGCGCGGCCCAATGTTGGCGGCACACGAAATCAAGGACATCTGCAGGATGGCCACAGCCGGCGACGCCGCATGTTTTAATCTTCTTCATTTCTCGATCCTGACCGGCCCGTCCGGGGCTGTCAACTACGCAGTTCGCCTCAACGGTGAATGGCAGAAGGTGCCGGCGGAAATGGTCGTCAAGGGAACCAACAAGATCGACACCGCGATCGTGTGGCTCTACCCGCCGGCTGCGCCGCAGCTTCGGTGCTTCATGCCGGGGGCGGCAGGATGATCGTGTTCGCCCTCATCGTCGCATCCCTGGTCGGCTTCTGCGTCGGCGCCGCGGTTGGTTACGTCTTCGGCGACGGCAATGGCTACGACCGCGGCATCAAGGTCAGGGCGAAAGACGATGAGACGATTGCGTGGCTAAAGAGGGGCGCACTGTGAGCAATTGGCCGAAGGACAATCAGGAAGCCCTGATCGCATTCTATGGGGATCCCGCCAAGGGGCAGCCCGCCGCGCAACTCGTCGCGGTCACGCCCCCGTTTCGAATGACCTACGAGGGGACTACGGTTCCCCATATCATGTTCCACAGGAAGGCGGCTGACGCGCTGGCGGCAGCACTCGCGACGATCTGGGATTATTACGGCCGTGACCAGGCGACAATCGACAGGCTCCACGTATCGAGGTTCGACGGGGCGTTCAACCCTCGCTACATCCGCGGCAGCACCACAAAGTGGTCAAACCACGCCTACGGTGCAGCGATCGATATCGACGCCGACGAAAACCCGATGGGATCGGGCCATGGGCATATTCCGCTTCCGGTGATTGCCGCCTTCAAGGCCCAAGGCGCGCGCTGGGGTGGGGATTATTCCGGCCGCACCGATCCGATGCATTTCGAGTTTTGCGACTCGGGCGAGCCATCCCGCACGTTTGAGGAATGGCTTGCGCATTACGGCGTCACAACGCAGGCCGCCCCGTCCGCAGCTCAGGCGCTCTCGCCGCCGCCATCGCCCGCTGCTGATCGTTTTGCCGCCTGCCTGCCGTGGATTCTCAAAATGGAGGGCGGCAACGATGACGATCCTTATGACCATGGTGGCCGTACCTCGCGCGGCGTGATTCAGCGCGAGTATGATCGCTATCGCGCCGAGAAGGGATTGCCAACCCGTGACGTATGGTCCGCAAGCGATTCAGAAATCGCCGATATCTACGAGCACAAATACTGGCTACCGATCGCACCCACCCTGCCGGCAGGCGTCGACCTGATGTATTTCGACACGGGAGTGAACGCCGGTCCAGGACAGGGAGCCAAGCAGTTGCAGCGTGCGCTCGGCGTGGCGCCGGATGGTGCGATCGGCCCCGCAACCCTGTCGGCAGTTCGTTCCGCTGACGCGGCACAACTGATCAAGGCTTTCGCCGATCAGCGCCGTTCCTTCTATCGCTCGCTCCCGCAGTATCCCCGCTATGGCCGCGGCTGGCTGTCGCGCGTCGATCAGATTGAAGCAGCCGCCCTCGAGATGGTTGCCTAGGAGGCCGCCTATGAAATCTTTCTTCGATTCCTTCGACGTGCCGAAGTTCATCGCCACCACCGTCGCACTTGCCTTCATCGCCTTGGTGTTCGTGATCGTGCTGATCAAGCCGACGATCGCCGAGGCTGGATGGGCATTCGTCGGAATTCTCGGCACGGCCTTTACGACGCTCGTCCAATTCTATTGGGGCTCGTCAGCCGGGTCCAAGACGAAAGAATCCGCCCTCCTTCCGCCTCCCGACCACAAGGCACCTTGACATGCGCCATCTCGCCATCCTCGTCGCCCTCCTGATCGCGCTGCCGGCGGCGGCGCAGGACCGCACCGCCGGCCACAAGATCACGTTGCCCAATCTCATCCCGCAGGCACGGCCGGACGATGCGCCCGGCACGCCCGGCGCACAGATCGGCGCGCTTCTCGCCAAGCCGTTTCAGGACCTCGCCAACTTCGTGGCTAACGATCTCGACGCGGCGATTGCGCTTTCGACAACGATTCCCTCTTTGCAGGATGGTCATGGGCAGCAGTGCTGGATCGCCGCCAAAGCCTTCGGGGATGTCGTCAAGGCGCATCCGATCCCGCTGACCTTCCGCGCCGCGACCGATCTCGAGGCGCTACGGCTTGCGCAGATGGCGGCGAACAACCTGTGCGGCAACCCGCATTGCACGCAGGTTTTCGCCGATCTCGCGACCACTGTGCAGACCGCGGCGCCGCTCAACGTGTCGATCCCGATCCCGAGCCTGCACGATCTGTGCAGCAAGGTGCCGCAGATCGCCGTGGCAGCGCCCGTGACGGTGCCGGCGAGCGCGGCGGCGCCCACGCCAGCGCCCGCCGCGCCGCCCGCTAACCCGTGATGCGTGGGACGCCCGGCCGGTGAGACGACCGGACGCCCCGTGGACACCAGCAAGGATGAATTGCCGATGCCCGCAGTGAGAATACGAGCAACGGAGCTAACCGGACGTAAACACAGGGGGCGGGCATGACCCCGCCGATTGGTAGCTCAATGCCGGAACGCATCCCCGCGCTCGAGGCCGATGTCAAAAATCTGCAGCGACAGGTGGACGATTTGACGCGCCGGTTCGAGGACAATCAGAAGCGCCAGGACGCCCGGCATCAGGAGAACTCCGTTGCCCTGCAGGAGATCAAATTGACGCTGCAGGACTTCGGGACGGCCCTCAAAATCGGGCGCTACATCATGCACGCGCTTTGGGGGCTTGCCGGGACGGCGGCCGGGGCGCTGGTGATGAAGTGGGTCGCGACGAAATCGTAATCATCCAGATCGCGTCCTGATCGTTTTCACAACGGGGGAATCTCCAACATGCTCCGCATCGTTGCGGGCGCGCTCGCGCTCGTTCTCTTGGCGTGCCTGCCGGCGCAGGCGCGGCATCACAGGCACCATCACCACCATGTCTTCGGAACGGGCGGCTCAGGTCCGGTCCACTGCGACGACCGCTACCTGCCGTCCTGCGATGTCAGGGGATGGCATGAGACCCGCAGGCATCCTTGGAAGCACCAGAACCGTTTCAACGCATGGGCGGCGCCCGTAGCGGCGTCGGGAAGCCGTCCGCGCGACTGCTACGGCATTCCGTGGTGCGGCTGTTGGCTGCGGACATATTTTGGCATCGCCGATCGCTCGCTCAATCTGGCGATCAATTGGGCGCGGCGAGGGGCGGCAGCGACGATCGAGACGGCAAACGTAGTCGTCTGGCGCCATCATGTTGGGCGCCTGCTCGAGCACCGCAACGGAATGATCCTGGTGCAGTCTGGCAACGATGGCGGGGCCGTCCGCACCCGCTGGATGTCGCCGCACAAACTCGGAGGCGTCGTGGCCTATCGGCGCGTGTGAGATCCACCAATCCGGTCTTCCGGCCGGATACAGGGCGCCTTCCTCCCAAGCGACCCTGTCCAATGCCCTGACTTCGGGCCGCTGGCGATGAGCTGGCGGCCCTTTTTCATTTGCGCACCCGCCGAACCATCACCTTGGCT